GATGTGTCGAATCTCGGTGTCTGCCGAGGTGTTCGAGGGTGCGGGCGCTGCAGGCTGGAAAACCGGCGCGGGCCTGCTCGGCTGGGGGACGGGCATGGCGGCTTGCGCCTGACCCAGGCGGCGCACGTCGGCGATGGTGATCTGCCCGGAGTCCACGTGGCGGGCCAGGGCGGCAACCATCTGAGACTTGGAATTAAGGGAGGGCTGCTTTGTCACGGCGATGTAAGCGGCAGCGATGATGCCCATCGGCAGGCCCATCAGGGCATTCTGAGTGTGCAGGGTGACGGCCATGATCAAACCTCCTCAGCGGCTGCGATTTGGGATTCGAGGGCGAAGATGTCGCCATCGGTCGGGCATGTCGGCAGGCCCTTGTCTGCCCATTTCGTGCTCAGGCGCACGGTGTAACCGCAGGTCGGACAGGCTGCCTTGAGCATGCGGGTCGACTGGGTCCTCTTGGTGCCGGTCAAGATCGCGGCATGGGGATACGGGCCCAGTTCGTAGAGTGCAGAGGAATAGGTGGCGTCGAAGTCTTCTGCGCCTTGTATCTGCCTCCAGGTGTCACCGATGGGGCACAAACCCAGGTCGGCTGCCAAGGCCATGTAGGTGTTGCTGGTGGGGCTCATGGCCCCGGGTGCAGTGTGAGCGATGGCCCCGAGCACCTGGGCCAGCACCTGCACGGGGTCGGCGAGGGTTGGGGAGATCAGCACCTCGTAGGTCTGATCAGCGCTCTCGGTGTCGGCCCAGCATTCCGCCAGGGTGCCGGAGCGTGTGAAGGTGGAGGGGAAACCGCAGGCTATGCGGATGCGGGCGGGCAGGCTTGCACCTGCCAGGGCCTCCACTGTGGGACGGGTCAAGGCCACGGCTGCAGCGAGCCAGGATTCACGGGTCGGGTGTGTCATTTTGCTTCTCTCCTGTTGCGTCCGGGCACCGCTGCCCGTCGTCCCCTACGGGGAGCCCCGAGTCTAGCACCAGTGTTTGCACGGGTGCAAGTGCTAGCACTACAGAGGGAGGGCCAGAAGGGGTGCTCTAGACCACAAGTCGCGTGCGCGTGATGTGCGCGTAACGCGAAGTAACTCAGCATGCAATCCCGAGTCAATAGCAGGGGTCTTTCCTGTATGGATGGACATGCCTCTAAAAGCCACTAGAACGGCCCAGGAGCGATTAGGGGCGGCACCCTATGCCCTGGTATCAAAAAAGATAGATCGGAGCTTCTAGCGACTTGCACACAAGTTATCCACAAGTGCTCCATAGGTAATGCCTCATTTTGTGGCACAAACAAAGGCTTATCCACAGGCTGTGGATAACTGCTTGCCAAATGAACAACCTGTGGATAACATGCGAACAATGGATGCCGAGGGCATCGGTGGCGATGATGCGAGTCCGGCGTAAGGCTGGGGGACAAGAGACCATGAACAAGACAACGAGCGAGGACTACCTGAGGGCCCTTGATGAAGCGGGCCAGGACGAGGCAGAGGATGACGGTGTTTACACGCAAGACGGCCCGGAACCCGATAGCGAAGCGGAACGGATGGCCCAGGCAGCAGAAGGACCAAAGACAAGAGGAGACGGGAAAGTCATAGGGGCGGAAGGATGGAAGAGAGAGAGACCTCTCACGCTGCAGCAGCAGGCCTTCTGCCGAGGAGTCATAGAAGGAAAGAGCCTGAGGCAGAGCTACCGAGACGCCTACCCTGGAGCACAAGCGAGCGATCAGAGCATCAGCGCCAGCGCCGCCAGACTGATGAAGGATGAGCGGATCAGCAGGCTCATCCAAGAGGCATGGGAAGAGACACAAGAAGCGCTAGCAGATGACACGGCGGCAACGAGGCGGTATGTCATGCGGCAGTTGGTGGCACTCAGTAAACAAGCCAGCCAGGAGGGAAGCCGTTTAAAGGCCCTGGAGCTACTGGGCCGAAGCGCCGGTATGTGGAGAGACCAACAGCAGAGCACCGAGCGACCTCTCACCGCAGCCGAGCTCAAGGCCGCATTGAGCGGCCACCTCAAGCTAGTGGGCCTGACGCAGCGTAAACAGAAGACCGGCACCGACGATGCGTAAACGGTGCAGCACGATGCGAGGCACGAGGCGGGCGCAGGCTAGGCGGGCGCGTGTACACAGATCAGGGGGTGGCGATGCGTAAACGGGGGGTGGGATGACGTAAACGGCGGAGCGGTGGACCCACCGTACCCGGACCCCCCGCTGTGCATGACTGACCACCCTCCCGCGTACTACGCTCTAATCCATCCAAACATTTATCCCCCAATCAACCCCCCCCCATCAATTCCAAAACCGTACCCCCCCGGGGTATATATTTTTCAGAAAGATATTGTTCGCATGCAAACGACCGTTTACACTGAGATCATTGATTATGCGATGCCAACGATGTTGGCGGAGAAGGCGTTGAAGGATTTGCACAACGCTGCTTTGAACGGAGAGTTTGAGAAGGCGATTGAGTTTGCCTTGGAGGCTGCAGTTCATTGCAGGGCAGCGAGTTCTGCTTTGTGGGCGATGGATGGACGGGAGAAGAGGCGTGACAGACAGGTGGCAGTTGGTTCTTGATTTCATCAAGGCTTACATCAAGAGGCATGGGGTATCGCCTTCTTATGAGGTGATGGCTAAGAGTTTGGGTTTGAAGTCGAAGGCCAACATGCACAGGATTGTGAAGAGGCTTGAGAAAGAGGGCCACCTCAAGGTGGCCCCTAGAAGGTTCTATGGTGTGAAGGTTGTGGACCGGTCTATTGATGAGGTAATCAGTCTGTGACGTTGCTTTCAAAGCAGGAGATTGGGCAGTACCTTGCGCTTGTGGACAAGGTGCCTGAGGTTGAGAGGAACAAGATCTTTGCCTTGTTGGAGATGGACAGGGTTGAGAGGTGCCGGGAGAGCTATTTGTTCTTTGTCAGGCAGATGTGGCCTGGGTTTATCTCGGGTAAGCATCATCAGATCATGGCAGAGGCTTTTGAGAGGGTTGCTGCTGGGGAGTTGAAGAGGTTGATCATCAACATGCCTCCCCGGCACACCAAGTCTGAGTTTGCTTCGTACCTTCTTCCTAGTTGGTTCTTGGGCAAGTTTCCTGAGAAAAAGATCATCCAGACCGCCCACACTGCGGAGTTGGCAGTGGGGTTTGGCAGAAAAGTTAGAAACCTTGTGCAAAGTGAGCAATATGCCAAGGTGTTTGACACAAAGCTGTCTACCGACTCAAAAGCAGCGGGCAGATGGAACACCCACAAGGGCGGGGACTACTTCGCTATCGGTGTTGGTGGTGCTGTGACGGGTAAGGGTGCGGATCTTTTGATCATTGATGATCCGCACAGCGAGCAAGAGGCCAAGCAGGGCAATCCTGAGGTCTATGACGGTGTGTATGAGTGGTACACCTCTGGTCCTCGGCAGCGTTTACAGCCTGGAGGGGCCATCATTGTTGTGATGACCCGCTGGTCCAAGAGGGATTTGGCTGGGCAGATCCTCAAGGGGGCAGAAAGAGACGGCTCTGATCAGTGGGAAGTCATTGAATTCCCTGCCATATTGCCCTCGGGCAACCCTCTTTGGCCTGGATTTTGGTCAAAAGAGGCTCTGGAATCGCTCAAAGCTGAGCTTCCGGTGGCGAAATGGGAGGCTCAGTACCAGCAGAACCCCATTTCTGAGGGTGGAGCCATTGTCAAGCGTGAACAGTGGCAGATTTGGGACCGAGAAGCGCCTCCTGCTTGTGAGTACATCATCCAAAGCTGGGACACGGCCTTTGAGAAGAACAACAGGGCTGACTATTCCGCCTGTACAACGTGGGGAGTGTTTGACCACCCCAATAAACACGGTGATTTGAGGCCCAACATCATCCTTTTGGATGCCTACAAGGCTCGTCTGGAGTTCCCGGAGCTTAAAAAGAAGGCATTTGAGATGTGGAAGGAGTGGGATCCTGACACGCTGATTGTGGAAAAGAGGGCAGCGGGGGCTCCTTTGATCTATGAGATGAGAAAGATGGGAATCCCGCTTTCGGAGTACACACCGGGCAAGGGCAGCGATAAGATAGCCCGTGTAAATTCAATCGCAGACCTGTTTGCATCAGGGGTTGTGTGGTGCCCGGAGAAAAGATGGGCAGAAGAGGTCATGGAAGAGATGGCCTCCTTCCCAAATGGGGACCATGATGACCTTGTGGACTCGTCCAGTCAGGCTTTGATGAGGTTTAGACAGGGCGGCTTCATTGCAATTGATAGCGATGAGCAAGACGAACCGATGCACAAGCGCCGGAACGCCTCCTATTACTGATTCTGAAAGCGCAACATGGCAACCAACATTGACACTGCTCTGAGTCCCTTGGACATGGGATTGATGGGCGATGAGCCTGCAATTGAGATTGAAATTGAGAACCCAGACGATGTAACACTTGGTATTGATGGCGTTGAGATTGACCTGATGCCTGAGCCTCTGATGGCAGAAGAGTTTGATGCCAACCTCGCGGAGTACATGGACGAGGGTGAGCTTCAGTCTTTGGCGTCTGAGCTTGTGGCTCTCGTGGACGCAGACATCAACTCCCGGAAAGACTGGACGGAGATGTTTGTCAAGGGCTTGGAGGTCCTTGGGATGAAGTATGAAGATCGCACAGAGCCCTGGAACGGGGCTTGTGGTGTTTACAGCCCCCTGCTGACAGAAGCCGCTATCAGGTTCCAGTCAGAGATGATCACTGAGACCTTCCCTGCTCAGGGTCCGGTCAAGACGCAGATCATCGGAGCAATTGATCGCCTCAAGGAAGACGCAGCAGAGCGTGTCCGCGATGACATGAACTACATGCTGACCGAGAAGATGATTGATTACCGTTCAGAGCATGAGCGGATGCTGTATTCCCTTGGTCTGTCAGGCGCAGCGTTCAAGAAGATCTATCCAAACCCAAGTACTGAGCTACCTGCGGCTCCGTTTGTCCCGGCGGAAGATCTGATCATGCCTTACGGGGCATCCAATGTTTACACAGCCGAGCGCGTGACTCACATCATGCGCAAAACGGAAAACGAGATCAAGAAGCTTCAAGTTGCTGGCTTCTACATGGACGTAGAACTGGGTGAGCCGGTCAGATTCTTCACCGACATTGAGAAGAAAAAAGCAGAAGAACAAGGGTATACCCTGACCGATGATGAGCGCTATCAGGTGCTGGAGATACACGTAGACTGGGACATGCCGGGGTACGAAGATGAAGTTCCTTTGCCGTATGTGGTCACGGTTGAGAGGGGTACTCAGACGGTTTTGTCAATCCGACGAAACTGGAACGAAGACGACAAGCGAAA